CAATACTGTTCTGCCTATTCTTGGTATCCTGCAGACGTGCTTCCCTGGTAACAAATTGGTCACCAAACTCGGCAGGGTTGGCATATCGCTGACTGAACTCTTGGAAAGCAAAACTACGATGTCTTACAACTTGGTGTGCAATGTCTCTGGTAGTGTTGATTTCCATAACAGCGTTCACCATTTCTAGTGGGCTCCAGTGTTGATGTTTGATCAAATACTTGATCAGTTTAGCACTGGTTTCGCTGTTGATTTGTGCGCTAGGGTTACTAACTCTTGCACAGTATGCAATCAAGTCCTGTACGTTCTCGATGCCTTCCTGTTCAAATTCTTCTGTTGGTGTACTGTAACTAACTAGTCTAACGGTTGTCATTTTTTTCTAATAGTTCCTTGGTTTTTTTGTAAACATCTTTTTCAAGTTTTTTATAGTCAATAACAAGTTCAACGTCTGTAATTCTTTTTTGCAAACCTTCTTGCTCAACAATTTCGATCAATGCTTTTACAAAGTTATTTTCGTTACTGTCGATTACTTCTTCTAAACTGTCTTTGTCGAATAGCAAGCGATCACCATTTTCGCATACCAAACTGAGTTCTTGTAAAAACTCAGCTGGTACACTATTAATTTCTAATTCGCTTACTATGTTTTGGAAACTACGATCTTTTTTATGAATCGGCATTCGTTGCCACCTTCTTAGGGCGGCCCCGCTTGGGTTTCAAGTCAGGTGCCATGCTGTAGGCTTCTTCGCGAAGGCGTGTGACTTCTGCTTCGTAGGTTTCAGCTTGTGCTAGCATTGATTTTGCTAGTGCGGCATCATCCATAGCTTGTTCGCCTGTTGGCATAGCTTGGTCGATAGTTTGTGTAGGATCCAACGAAGTTTGGGTACGTGGTGGTTGATCAGTATCGTTTACCATACTGTTTCTAATATCACCTTCACTCATACCTGTTTTTTGTTTACGAATAATTTCGTTTACTTCGTTCAATGCAACACTGGTATAACTATTGGGTGTCAACAAGATTTGATTGGTTGGATACTTTTTCAAGTAACCACGATTGTGTAGTTTTACCAGCATGTTGATGCCATCGCTGAACATACTTCTATGCGCAACTTCATAAAACTCTTGTGACGTTTGTGCCGTATCACTTTCCACTACACGAACAATATCATCATGTTCCATGTCAGGAAGTCTTTCAGTTTCAACAATCAAACAATGATCTGGATCAGTAACATTACCATTATCATCGTAAATTTCTCTAAAGACAACGACACATTTTAGTCCAGTGTTTGCCACTTGACCTACGTGTTTTGTATTTGCCATTGGATTTCTCCTTACTCTGAAGCGGCGGCTTCAGTTTCTGCCGGCGCATCTGTTTTTTGTTGCGCCTGATCAACTTGCTTGATAAATGCAGTCAATCTATTGAATACAGTTCCTACCTGTGCGGCTTCTCCTGCACGGAAAGCTCCACGGCTAACTGCAATGTCAATTACTTGTGCGGCGTTTTGCAAATCCGCCACGCCTAGTGTTGCACCTTCTTGTGCCTGTTCAGGCATATCAGCAGGAGCAGGTGCTGGTGTTTCATCGTTAGTTGTGATGTTATTTTCTTCGCTCATTATAAACTCCTATAGTAACGAATTATATACGTAGTTATTTATCATCTTTGATTTTACTACTACTCATTTTGTAGGCTAATATATTAGCTCTAAAATCCTCATAGTCTTGCATGTTCTCAAACCAGAACTGATATATTTTATGACCCAAACTTTTTATGAGGTAAAAGCCTCTGGTGCCACTAAAGTCAATACTTTCAATATCTGGAGTTGTATCGAACTCTACAAGTAATCTTTGTTTTAGCATGGTTTGTACTACAATAGTTCCACGCAACCATTCTAAATCTTCTTCGCTTAGACTGTTTCCTTGTTCAACAATACGCATTTACTTATGCCGCCTGTTTCATGGTGCTATCTTCGTAGTAGATAGTTTGTCCAAATGGTGCCTCAGGTTTACTGTAACGGTTCTTGATCAAGAACAGTGTATCACAGTAGTCTTCAATCCCCCATTTATCAAACGGCTCGCCGTCTGTAAACATAATAAATTGATCTGGCTCAATACCTTCTTGCTCCATAAAGTTCCAATTACACATGAAGTCTGTGCCACCGCCACCAATGATTTGATATTCTTCAATGCTACGCCCATCGTCATCTGTGAACTCATCATAGTGATAAACACTAGTATCAAAACTCCAAATACGGATTCGATAGCTACCAAACTGATCCATAATACCTTGTACTTCACTGAGAAAGTCTGTGCAGTCAGCTTGTCCAATTGATCCACTAGCATCTAGTGCAATGCAAATATCAATCTTTTCATCTCGCATCATAGCAGGAAGTACAACATTGTTGAACTGACTCTTACGATTAGGAGTCATAAAAGTAAAATCACTTACTAGGTTGCTTTCAAGTGTAACACGAACAAACTGTCGCCAATCCATTTTAGGCTCAGTCAACTGTCCAACGATTCGTTGTATTTCAGCAGGAACATTTCCAGCACCAGCACTCTGTGCCGCTTGTATAACTGCATTTTTCAATTCGTCTGAGATAGCTCGTGCATCATCTTTTGAGATAGTAGGCTTTTTACCTTTGCCTTTACCATCACCATCTTCATCGCCATCTCCGCCACCACCTGCACAAGGCTTGCCATCTTCGCCTTCGCCTTCAACATCTAAATGGACATCAAGTGTCATTTGGACCTGTGCTTGGTTGGCTTTCAAATCATCATATACGTTTTCAGTATACCATTCATCTGACATATACTTTGCATCAAAACAAATTTTGATCTGATCAATAATCTCACCAATCTTCTCACGTACCAACATACCGTTGATCTTATAGTCACCAGCCATGTTCCAATACTGTTTGTCACGTCCATTTACACGCAAGAAGTGTTCGTATATACAATGTCCAATTTCGTGTGCAACTAGGAACACACATTGTTGTGTACTCAGCATGTTTACAAAGTTTCGATTGTAATAAAATTTACGACCATCTGTTGCCGCCGTTGGGCACCAACCTTCGTCTGTAACATCTACTAGTAGCAAACGACATGCAATATTACCAAAGAAAGGTTGATTGAAAAGCATCTTGATACGTGCCGCAACCAATTTTTCTTTAGCTTCTTCTGACTCTTGTTTCTTTTGTTCAGGAGTCTTTTCAGCATCAGCGTCAGCATACTCTTTGAGCATGCGATCGAAGATCTCCTTTTGCATATCTTTTTCTTGTTTAGACATCTATCACTCCTGTAAATCTATCTACATTTATATAGTAACATATCTTACTTAGTTGTCAACCTTTAAAAACGACAGTGGGGGAATTTCACCCCCACTATCTACCCAGGAGCATAGTCGCCTATGCTTGCTCAATCAGTTTGCCATACTGTTGAATGAATGACTTGTAGTTTTTCAACTGATTGAACTTTGGACGGATACCATATTTGCTCAAAGCAACTGTGGCTCCCATCACAACCATTTCGCTTTCGAAGTTGTTTTGCATAAAGTCAAGAAAGTTATCAAACTTTTCGTTGCCTTTATCGTCGTTATCGAAAGCTTCTTTTAGCTCATAACACAGTGCGGTAGTCAAAGCATACTTTGCACTGATGTTGTCTGTTTTGAGGTCTTTGACCTTACCATTGAGAATGTCTGTTGGGTTAGGAAGTTGACCACTAACCTCACGGTGTGCTTTGAACTTGAGTGCAAGTCCTTCACCAACTGTGGCGGCAACCATATCAGTTACTTCCTCTTCAGTGAAATCCTCTACATCTTCAAGTGTTTCACTTACAAAGTGCCAGCTACGTGGAGTACCAAATGAACGCTCACTGCTACCAGCGTCGAAGTTGTAAAGGTCATTCTTGAAGTGTGTCAAGTAACCAACTACGTCAGGATGCTCGCCGTTTGCGATAGCCCAATCCTGCCATGTGTAAAAATCAACACGTACTTCGTAGTGGATGAATCGGTTAGCCAAAGGCTTAGGCATACGATATGTAACACCTTTATCAGTGTCACGGTTACCAGCCGCGGCAATTACAACATTGTCTGGCAACTTGTATTTTCCAATTGCACGGTTGAGAACCAACTGATATGCCGCCGCCTGTGTAGCAGGGCTAGCACCGTTGAGTTCGTCTAAGAATAAAATAATAATATCATACTCAGCCGCCATTTCTGCATCAGGCAGTTCATCTGGCGCACTAAACCGCATCTTGTTAGCGGTCTGGTCAAAGTATGGATAGCCTTTGAGATCAGTTGGATCCCACAGTGCCAAACGACAGTCAATGAGCAAGGCTTTCATACCTTGGTCTTCATAGCCTTGTCGAATCTGTTCGAAAGTTTCGGACTTACCAATGCCGGGAGGACCCCATACAAACATTGGACGTTTCTTTTTGAAGTTATGCATTGCATACTTCTTGAGTTCAGTAAGTGTTACTGTACGAGCTTGGGTTTCTAGTGCCATAGTTTTCAACTCCTGGGTTTTGTTTCTAACTATACTAATATTATAGCATCAATAAAGGCTGTGTCAACCTTTATGAGCCAGTTACTAAAGAAAGACTTCCATCTTCCTGTACTTCAAAATCTTCAATATAAATGTGCCAATCACCGATTGCCAACTTTGCTTGTTGAAAGCAACTTTCTGCCGCTTTCCAAAGAGCACCAATTGTACCGTTTTCAGCAACGGCAGTAAATGTTATCCATGTAACATCATCCATTGTAGCACCCATTTCTTTGATACATTTATAAGTAACTACTCTGGGCTTATCAGTAAAAAGAGCAAAGTCTAGTGGCGCACTGCCACCATCATACATGCTCCAAACAGTTGCATATCCAAGTTCAGCTTTTAGATCATCAAAGTGTTCCATTGCAATTTCAAAAGCATCAACATCTTCAAATTTTACTGTTTCATCAAGCATAAAGTTCTCCTTGTTTTTTTAGCTTATGTATACACTATAGCACCAAGAGCTCTTACTGTCAACCTTTTTCTGCAAGTTTTTTTATCTTTTTTATAGATTTTCTTCCATATGTGCTACAAAATTGTCCCATTCTTTGCCGTACATTTTGTAGAATATGCGATCTTCTGTGCTGAACAACACCAGCCATTTAGCATCAAAGTAGTATGGATATTGCATGTATCTATCCAATAACAGTCTTATGCGAGGAGTAATTTTTACCTTTGGTAACCTAAATTCTTCACGTTCGATTTCCATGTTACAAAAAACATGTAGGCCCAGTTTAGTCAAACTGAGCCCTTGATCATTTCTATAATTTTTGAATAAGTCTTGGATTTTGGTATTAGGTCGTGTACGTTGAGCATGCTCAAGTACTTTGTTATACCATTCCTTGTTCACCATTATCTTCTACAATGACTTCGCCTTCTAGAAGTTTTACTACTTCAAACTTGTCTGTTTTGAATAATTTGTTCAATCTTGCCGCTAAATTGAAAGCATGTCCGCTATTGCTAAAACTTACTTTCTTGTACTTAGGACCTGGGTAGTTTACAAGTGTACTCAAACTTCTTAGATTTATTGGCTCTCCGTTGTAGTAAACTGCATAGATTGCTCCAGCGGCTAATACTTGTTCACTTCTATAAGTTTTTGGATCTGTCCACTCTAATAGTATTTTTGGTTTAGGTCTGGCCATATTTCATTCTCTACTGTTATAATGTATTTATTATAACTGTACAGAATGACGCTGTTTTAGACACCAGTAGTGTCAACAGGAATGCAAACTGCTTGGCTACTGCTAGGAAAATATCCCTCTGCACCGCCTACTTTTTGAGATAATGCTTCTCTGGCATAAAAGCATTCATACATATTATCAAACAAATGGCGAGGACCATGTGCATTTACAGCCATTGGCTCGCCATTTGTAATCACTATATAAACTAACATCCATTTCATGTTGATGTACGATTTTTATGATCTTCTAATATTTTTTTGAACTCTTGTTCTTCGATACAATTTACCAAATGTATTGGCATTACTCTACCATATTCTTCTAGTAATTTTCTAGTCATTTTTTCTATACTTGCAGGATCAGTTAGACGTGACATGCATTCTTCTCTAGTAGAAAAACTTGGTTCAGTGAAAACATATACATCACCAGCCAAAGTTGCGAACATTACTACAACTAGCCAATTCATAGTGCAAAGCCTTGCCACAGTGGCATGCGTAGTGTAATAACCGGATCTCTGTCTTGTTCTTCAATATCAAAGTTTGCAGTCGCATGAGCGCAACCTACTTCTTTGAGTTGCATTGGCTCATCATACTGACTATCAATGTATGTCCCTAGTCCATCTATTAGTTTATCTTGATTTTTTTCATAGAATGCCATGCACTGTTCATGATGACCAAATGTTAGTTGCCAACTTATATGTTCGACAGACTCATCACTGCCCATTGGTGCTATCAGTGCATAAAAAACTATTGCCCATTTCATTGCTCAACTCCTGGCTTTTTATCCCACGGGTTAGTTCCTGTGTATGGTTTGAAATTTTTACCTGTTTGTACCATGCAAGCCATACCATCCCCATATACATTTATCAAACTCCATGTGCCTGTTTCTTGATTCACAAAGAAAAACATTCCTGATTGAAACATTCTCCCACTTTGTGCTTCAAAAGTTACGCCGTCTCCTACAAAAAGCATACCTTCTTTGTATTTTTCAGGAGTCTTGAAAACATCCATAAATGGGCCACAGTACTGCCTGGCCATGAGCATTTTTTGATTAGGTAAATTATTCTCCTGCGCCAACACCAATGTTGGTATTACGAACAGAAGTAAACTTAGTATTCTTTTCATCTTCTTGCCCTTGTCGTTTTATGGCAAGATACATATCTGCTTCGTTTGTGTACGGTCCCAAATGTGTATAATCTTGCAGTGTCTTATACCTTGGACAGAAACTCGGTCTCCATCCATGTGGAAAAAGTATTCCCCAATATCCAGCCGCAAAATATTGTGTGCTTGTGGCGGTTTTTGTGTAAACCGGCACTGTATCTTGTAGCTGTTCGTTGTACACAGTATCAACGTTAGTAGGATAGCCGTTTGTGTTTACATTTAGAGCCTTTTTTTGTTTTTGTTGCTCAAAACGGAAATTATCAAGGTTATCTAATACAGTTTCTGTGCGACCATTGTTTTCGTAAAAAATATAGCCTTCTGCTTTGTGACGTAGTGTGCCAATTTTAGCACCCTTTTGTTCAACTATCCAGAAACTGTCTTTTACAACTTCTTTAGCTATAAAGTATTTACCCATTATCAATATGCACTATTCAAATAGTTGCTATGCGCTTCGGCACTGTTGCTGATACGTTGTAGATCCCATTTACCACAAAATCTCATAAAGTGTACGCCTACCATATTAGCAGGAACTTTTTGTACCTGTTGAGTAATAGCCTGATCCAATACTTCTTTGATGTCATCGGGTTGTGCAGTCAAGTCGATTAGCATGCGATTGCGTTGATAGTCGTCAAGTACTCTGTGTTCCTCACCGTTATGATCAGTCCATCGTTGTAGCATAAAGTTGTTCCAATTGAAGCCTTTGCTATCTTTGTCCTCAAATGCTTCAAGCATACCAACTTTGTTTTTTGTTCCCTTTTTACGTGCGCCAGGGTAAGCACTGAATACGTTATCACTGCTATCACCTCTGATACACTTTTCAAACAACAACCAATTAGGATCACCTATTTGCTTTTGTTCTCCTGTCTTATTATCCATGACAGGTTTGCCTTTATCGTTGTAAACACCATCAATACGAATGTGCTGATTAGTAATGCCGTTGTATTGTGTAACTTTATCAGTCAACAGTTGATAAAAGTCACTGTCACTGCTGACAATTACATGTTCATCATCAGGATGATTTTGTATCCAACGTGCAATAAAGTCATCTGCTTCGCACTGTCCATCTTGTAGTACAGTGCAGTTAGTCTTCTTGTCCATGAACTCTTTTAGTTCATCAAACGCTTCCCAAAATGCCTTGTCTTCTTCTGCTTCTTTTTCAGTAAGAGCATCACGTGCCGCTTTACGATTTGCTTTGTAAGGTTCGTAAACGTCTTTGCGCCAACTGCGCCCTTCTAAACAAAACACCACATGACTGCCATTGAAGTCTCTGTATGCTTTGAGAATACTGCTAAACATGATATGATACGCCATACCAATTTTAGTTTCAATGCTGTCTCCTCGTACTACGTGTCTTGCACGAAAAAACATGTTTGCTGTATCTACAAGAATATATGTCATAAAAACACTCGCTAGGTTGTTACTGTTATATAATACGGTAAAACCCAGCGAGTGTCAAGTGTTTTATTGGCTTTAGGGGTAGGATTCGAACCTACACGAAGTAAATAGTTTGCAACAAGTACTTCACTGGATAAACAGTCCAGCGTGTCTACCATTTCCACCACCCTAAACTGGTTGATTATGCCGCTTTGGCTACATCTTCAATTGTCTCCAATGCCGCAATCATTCTTGTCATGCCAATACCTCCACCTACTCTTTCAAAAAAGTCAAACTTGAGAAACTCTTCTAGTTCAGCTTCAACTCTTTCTTTACCGAATAGTTTGTAAAGTAATTGGCTGTATTCGCCGTCTGTAATTGTGTGGAATGTATCACGCATCATGTCTACATCTGTACTACGCTCGGCACTGCCGATTGTTTCCATACCACCTAATATTACATCAATCTTTTTACTATGAACACCATCTTCATATCTGCTCATATTCCAAAATGGACTTGTAAACTCTGGGAAGTCTGTGATAAGTGCAGTAGTATATTCATCAAACATCTTACCTTCTTCTTCAGCAGTCATTTCATAATCGTCTGCTAGTCCATAATGTTTTTGCCATTCTCTGTATGTTTTTTCTGTGGGTTTTTCAAAGCCCAAGTAATCTACTAGTTCATATTCCATTGCTTTAAGGTCATCTATTGTACCTGGCATTTCAAATTCAAACATTGGAAAAATGATATCGTGTCTGCCTGGTATAGCATTTGGTTCTTGTCTATAACTTGTGCTGACACAAAAAAAGCCCTTCGAATCGGGCTTTGAAAGTAATTCATGTTCTAACCACATCTGGCCCGTTTGAGGCAACGGCCATACTTGGCCCGCATAATTGTACGTTGCTACATTGAATGGATCTTCACATGCGGCAAGTATTGACAAACGGTTTTGAGTGTGTACTTCTTCAAACCCTTTGTCTAAAAAAAAGGACCTCAAAAGGCCCACACTGTGCGTAAATTTTGTTGGATTTATAAGTTGTGTCATTTTTTCCTCTTTCTCTAATTTTAGCCTAAAAAAAAATTGCTACCGCTGTAGCTATTTTATCTTTCAACCTAAAAAAAATATGCTCAAAAAAGTGCTTGAGCTTTATTTTTCCATCTTTTTATTTATGCCTGGTGTACAGAAGTGCGCTGATTACGCCCATGTGCGACACCATCGGCTCCGTAACTGGCGGCAAAACCTTGTGGCTTCAGCTTTGGTTCCACGCCTGTCATACCCAATACATATCCTGCGGCTTCCTTGGCAACACAACTACTACCGTGTTGTGGGTCTGTGTTGATGTCCAAATGAATCTCACAGTCGAATTCGTCAATGAATGGGATTAGTTGTAAGTAAGCATCACATACCTTCATGGCTTCATGCATGAGCCTCATCTTAGGTCTGTTCTCTCTTACATCATAGTCTACTTCAGTGCTTTCTGCACTGAACAAACGGCAACCATTGTTACCATTTTTGTGGACTATCACCACAGTAGCATAACGTGCATACCAAACGTTCTTTTTGATCACACGCACACTATCACATCCAAAATAAATTTTGGTGTTGCTGTTTAGTGTTGTTAGTAGATTTACAAGTTGTTCAATTTGGTTGTTGCTGAACATCATCGCCCGCCGATTCTTGTTCTAATACAATACTACGGCACAAATCGTTGAACCACAAATCAACAATTGCTTCGTTGCTAGGACCAGCATAACCAGCTTCACCTAGTAGCCCAACAAAGTCATCATTCCAGTCTAGTTCAAAGTATCCGCGGGTTGGATTATCTTTGTCAAAGTGTACTTCAACTACTTTGACCCAAGGACCTACTGCTTCTTCTTTGGTCTCAACTTGTTTACTTTTTACAAAAATGTTTTTGAGTTTGTCTAACATAATAGCTTTCTCTATCAATATTTATTTAGGTTACCAACCAGTTGTAAACAGCTCTTATGCTCAGTAACAAGTACATGATTTCCATAAGTGCTCTTGGTGTGTCGCCGTCTTTGAATCCAAAGTATACCCATATACTACAACTGATAAGACCTAATGCCCAGCCCATCCACTGTGTATCTACATTAGCACTACTGAGAATAAATGTTCCTATCATAGCAACTATAAAGCCAATCCAACGCCAGCCATCGATATCTTTGTAAAAACGTATCTTCATTTTTGAAACCTTTTCCATGTTTCGTGTAGTACATAAAACCAAACACCGTTGATCAAAGGTTCTACTATTGCATCTATTGTAGCAAGTTGTATGCTTGCTCCAGTAATAACTATAACACATGCAATAGCTATCAACATGTGTCCTATTGTGTAGACTATAGCAAGTGTCAAACTACTACTGCCTATCAGCCATTTTACTACATCATTAATCATTTTTTGCTGGCATTGTAAACAATGCTCTTACTCCATCTTTTTCAGGTATTGGCTTTCTAGCAAAGATTACCCACTTGTATGCATGCATAGTTTTTACATCTGTGCAAAACTCTCTAAAACTTGTGCCTGTTGTATACACATCATCTACTACCAGCCAAGGATGATCTCCTGGTGTAACGTACTTTTCCATTGCACTTTGTAGTGGCAAGCCGCCTCTTGGAATACCTACAACTTTGCTAAATGGCTCTGTTTGATAATCCATAATCATTCTTGCAAGTCCGTTCCACCATTCAGGACGAATAGCATCACATTCAATCTTCCAAGCAAGCGGAAGACCTGCATGACTAATAAAGTCACCTACTTCAAATAATTTTGCTTCTGTATAATATGGCATTAGAATCCTTTATTTCTCAGTGTTTCTGGATTGATAGGAGCCTTCATGGCTTTGTCTAGTTGTTTGTTATGTTCCCC